TGACGCGCTGCGGCATACCCGAGACCTGTAGGACGGGCCGCCCAGTCTCCTATTTTGCCTTGCACCGGATGGGGTTTTTCGTGCCGCCGAACGCTCACGCGCGACGCGGTGGGCTCTTACCCCACCTTTTCACCCTTACCCGTGCCGCGCGACTCCAAGGAACCACGCCACACAGGCGGTTTGTTTTCTGTGACACTGTCCGTAGACGCACCTTGACGCGCGCCTCCCGTGCTTGAGGCCAAAACCTCTCGCACGGCATCCTGCCCTGCGGTGTCCGGACTTTCCTCTCCGTAACGTTTTTAAAGAACTGCGGAGCGACAATCAGGCCCCAAACGTGCGGCAGCCACTACGCGCTCCTTCTTCCAGCTCTACGAGCCATTTATTTTGGCTAAGCTTAATTTGTTGACCCGCACTCGCGGCTTTGGCTGCTTGGCCGCTTTCGTTAACGACTCCCATCAATGGCCAACACCAAATCCGCTATCAAAGCCGCGCGTAAAACCGTGCGACTCACGGCTCGCAACAAAGCGACCAAGACCCGCCTCAAGACCCTGCACAAGAAGCTCGACGCAGCCGCCAAAGCAGGCGAGCCCACCGCGCTCAAGACAGCGGTCGCCAGCTACGCCTCCGCGATGGATAAAGCGGTAAAGAGCGGTGTCGTTCACAAAAACGCTGCAAACCGCGCCAAGTCCCACGCCGCAATCAAGCTCAAGCTCGCCGCTTAAGGGCTTAGCTCGTAGAACGGTTCCTTTTTCGGGTCCGCTCGATACGTGTGCAGACGGGCCCTAGCCGCTCGCTCTCTCGCATCAGGCCGCTGAGACGGATGCGTTTATCGTTGTCAGCCCACTCCCCGCCGCAGCCCCCGCTGCGGCTTTTTTGTGCCCTAACCGCGCCAGCTCTAGCCCACTCTATTTATAATTACCAGCACAAGTGCCCAGCACATCACCCATGCGAGCGTAGGTTTCGATATACGCTGCACTTTGCTCAACTAGATCGGGTGCAAACTGGATTCGCCCTCGCTGAAAAACGGTAATCACGCAAGAACCGCCAAACGCAAAAAAACCCTTTTCCTCCCCCTTCGCGATAGTCCGGCCCTCGACATAGTTTTGCCGGATACTTCCCACGTTAGTCGCACCGACTTCGAACATTGCTACGCGCCCAAACGCTTCGGTCTCAATCAAGGTCAGCATCCGCTTATTCTGCACAAGGCAGCGGATATTCCGCCGAAGCGCAATAGGGCTCACTGAATACAACCAACCGCTTATCAAGTGCGCAGGCCCGGGCATCCCTTCCACCGGAAAATGAAACCGGTGATAGTCCACCGGGCAAAGCCTCGAAATCAGCATCGCAGCACCCGCAAATTCGCTCGCCAGTGACGCATCAGCGAAGAGTTCCTCTAATGAAAATTTCGCTCCCTTTACATAAAACCCAGCCGCCTCCTCTACATTGGGAAACACGAGGTGCCGACCATCCGCTGGAAGCACCGCTACTCGTGCTCCCTCAGCAATCGGACGACATTCCGGCTTTAGCTCGCGATAAAAAAACTCGTTAAAGCTCCGGTAGTCGAAAGCCGATTTCGCAAACTCCTCCACATCAATATCGTACTGCGAGATAAAGGGTAACACACGCAACTGACTCCGCCGCCGATTCATTTTCCATCCGTAGTACGCCGAGAAAAATTTTCGCCGGGCGAGGAGCCACACCCCCGCCTGCCCGATCGGATTTTCGTAGGCAAAACGCAGCCAACGTTCGCCAAAAACTTGCTCGGTTTCGAGTGCCTGTGCGTAGCGGTTGTAAAAGCGGATAGGGTCAGCAGCCATTAAAAGAGAGGAGAAAAAAGGGAAAATCAGGAACGTGACGAGTTTCAGCGAAACACGCCAGTTTCGAGTTTACAGGCGAGCCCTCAACCGTAGCGTCCGGCTCCGCTGTTTTCAGCAACGCTAGCCCGGGTGGCGGAATTGGCAGACGCAGCAGACTCAAAATCTGCCGCCCTTTAAAGGCTTGTGGGTTCGACCCCCACCCCGGGTACGCTTTTACGAGGGAGAGGCGTTTTAGACAGACAAATAACAGACAAAGGGAGTGAAAAAATGGGGGTAAAATGGACTTTTATTCCGTCGTTAATACGCGTTAATGCTGGCTAATGCGCGTTAATGATAAGTCGGCGGATGGAAATCAGCCTCGCTCGGCGTCATGGTCGGAAAGCTCGGCTGTGGCGGGGTTAATTCAGCAAATGCGCGAAGAGGAGGAGCGGTTGCGCAGCGAGATTGCGCGGTTGAGTGCGGAGCTAGCAGCGGTGGCGCGGGCGCGAGTGGCGTTGGAGCGTGGGAGTGTGCGTGCGGCGGCTCCGGCCTCGTCGTCTACTGTGTCGGTGGCGGGGCGGTTGCGTGCACCGAAGGGGTATTTGCCGAAGCGGATTTTAGACGTGCTGCGTGCGTCGGAGGGGGCGTTGTCGCGGGGGCAAATCATTGAGCGACTGCGCGAGAGTGGCTATGAGTTTACGCTAGCACCGGCGGCGATTACGCGGGAGTTGATTGCGCTGGTGAGGGCGCGGAAGCTTAAGCGCGAGGGGATGGACAATGCGGCGCGGTATGTGGCGGTGTCGCGCGGGAGAAAGTAGCACGAGCGTTCAGAGCCTGAGCCACTGGGTCATATCGGCGGCGGCGTGTCGGGTGCGTGGGGACGCGGTGTGTTCTAAGCGGCTATTGAGGCGTCGTGCGTCGAGTGTTTTGACGAGTCCGAGCTTAATTGCTTCCGCGCCGTAGCGGAAGGCGTCTGCGTCGTGTGAACTCCAATCGTGCACGGGTTCGCGTGAGACGATGCCGCCTTTGCTGTCGTCGCGTGTGTGGTAGGCTTCGAGAGCTTCTATGCCAGCGGCGCAGTGTGTTTTGTGGAAATAGGAGCGGTGCAGAATATCCCGTGCGGCGTTGATGCCTGTCCAGATTTCGCGCGGGCGTGGGAGGATGAGTGTGTTGGTCGCGCCTGCGTTTTGGAGTGCGGCGCGGTAGCTTAGGCCGGTTGAGGCGGCGGTGTTGTCTGCGTCGTGCGGGAGTATAGAGCAGCTAATCGGGATGCCGGTTTGTATGATGCGGTGCCATGCGTCGGCGGCGGTCATTGCACGTTCGCGCATGTGCCAGAGCCAATGGACGTCTCCTCCGATGATTTGAAAAAGCCAGACGCTGGTTGAATCGTTCCAGCCGATGTCCCACACGGAATAGACGGGAAAAGCGGTGTCGCGGAGGGCGTCGCGGATTTGGCCGTTAGCGCGAATTTTGCTAATAATGTCACCGTACACCGCGCCTTCGACGGGAGCCATGAATGCTTCTTCGGGCGTGGTGGGGTACTCGCGAAACATGAAGATGCCCTGCTCGGCTTTGGCTTTGTAATACCAGAGGCGTTGTCCGGCGGTGAGGGTGATGTTTAGCTCGCGCTGTTTGTCGTCGAGGTAGTCGTTAACTTCTCGTGAAATCATGCGTGGGTCACCGTCGAGGGTATATCCGGCGTCGAGATACCACGGGAAGAACCAGAATTGAAAGTCCTTGGCGGTGCGGTGTTCGGGAGGGGTTTCTTGAGCGGCTTTAATCATCTCGTAGAGGTGTCCGCCCTTGCCGCCTTTGAAGGTGGTTTCGACGATGATGACGCCGTTTTCTGCGGCGGGGAGTGCTCCTGTTTTGATTTCCTCGGAACGCTTGGGGTCTTCGTGGGCAATGGGGCCCCACTCGGAGACATGGAGCCATTGGAGGGTGCCGCCGCGAACGTGCTTTCCGGCGATAATAGAGGAGCTATGCGCGAAGGCGATTTCGCTTCCGTTAGCAATTGTAGGGTCTTGACGCAGTGTGGGTGGGAGCTTGTCGAGGGCGAAGCGGATTTTACCTTTGAGCTTTGCGGATGCGGCGGCTTGGGTTTGGTCAACGATGGCACAGGCGGTGTTGGTTCGCCAGCGGGCCGCATCGAGGAGCATGAGGTCAATGAGAGTGGAGAAGCCCATTTGCCGCGCTTTTAGGATGATGTGGCGTTTCTCTCCGCGCTTATAGATGGCGTCGATTAGCTGGGCTTGCGGGGGATTGGGAACGAAGGGGATTTCGCGCCCATGTTTATCGATGATGCGGTAGAGGTTATGGAGTCGCCAGACGGGGTTTTTGACCTTTTCGAGCATTTGCTCGATATGGTTGCGCTGTTCTGGCGGGAGCGCGGCAAGCTTGGCTGCTGCCTGTGCAGTTTTGTCTGCGTGGTCAGTCATGGCGAAGGGCAAGTGCGGCGAGGTCATCGCTATTGAAGCTTAGTTCGTGTTTAATCGGGGCGGAGTCGCCGGTCATTTCGTTGTGTAGTTTAATTGCGGCTTGGCGGTCTTTGGGGGCGAGGTCTGGGTCGCGGAATTGGGCTTCGAGGTGTCGGAGTTTTTCTGCTCGGTCGGCGGTGGCTTGAGCGCGTGTCTCTTCGCGTAGCTGGGCGATATACTCGGTGATTTCGGGGTAGCGCAGTAGGCGAGCGGCATTCGTCCATTCGAGCGGGGAGTCTTCGCGGTGGTAGGCGCGGCGGTAGGCTTCGGCGTTGGTGACTCCGGCGGCGACAAGGTGGCAGAATCGGACTTGTTGGGGGTTGAGGGCTCTCAACTTTTGGGTCGGTTCTTTAGGCATTTGCGGCCTCCTTTCGCGGCACGGTGCCGCTGCCATTATGGCGAGCAGTCGTTGCCTGCTCGTCACCAAAGGGCTTCGTTGCAGATTCGGTAAAGGATGGTCTACGCATGTGCTGCCTCCTTCCTGATGTCGTGAATGGTGGCTTTGTCGGCAGCATCGAAGCGGTCGCTTAGTCGCTCGAATATGGCACGGTCTAGGAGGGCGCGTCCTTCGTCGTTGGTCAGTTCATAGGCTTCGTCCAGCGTGGGGACGATTTCGCGCAGAGCGCGGCGGCTACGGTGCAGGCCGATGAGGTAATGGATAGCGTAGGCAAGCAGGGCCGCTAGCAGCAGGGCACAGCCGATTTGAAACCACTGGGTGCCTACCCCTTCGGCGAGGGCGAGGGTCGTAGCACCGAGGAGCGCGAGCGGCCAGAAACGGGCAGCGGCGGTGGCTTTGCCTAGGATAAGGGAGACGGTAAAGCCAAGGAGCAGGGCCAGGCCGGTTGCGCGGAGGCTCTGGCGATAGAGGCGGGTGTCGCGCAGTTCTTCTTTTTGGAGTTTGGTTTCGAGCTTTTCGAGGGTGGTCGAGTAGTTGGCTGCGAGTGCGGCGATTTGTGCAGCGGGAGCTTGCGCGATTTGCTCTCGGATGCGGTCGGTTTCGGCGCGGATAGGAACGGCGGCCTTGGTCGGCTCTGCGAGGATGTCGATGCGCTGTGCGCTGTCGGTAATGGCGGCGTCTTTGGCGGTGTGCGCGGCGATTACTGGCGTGGGGTCTGGGCGCGGGCTGCGCCCTCCGCTTGGTGCGGCGTGGCATGCGGCGAGCATGGCGCAGCAAATTAGAGTTAATAGTCCTCCTGCTTTATTTTCTCCCATATTTAATGCCTCTATTACAAAACTAGGATTGCATCCAGTCTAAAAATGGGCAACGGCTGCGCATAAGGCGGGGGGGACTCGCCTTTTGGTCTGAGTAAAACTGAGAGGCAACTATGAGTATCGCTAGCCAGACTTCGCGTGTGCAGTATGTGTTAACGTCGCTGGGGCAGACGTTGACGGTGCCGTGGTATTTTCTTGAGAGCGGGCATGTGGGGGTCGTGCGTGGGAAGGGCACGGGGGAAGTGCGGCTTACCCTCAACACGCATTACACGGTGAATGGCGCGGGAAACATGGCTGGCGGGAGCATCAAGCTAACAAACGCAGCGGCGGCGGTGGGCGATCGAATTACGCTGTTTCGTGATGGGCCGTTTACGCAGCCGAATGACTACCCGCTCGCGGGTCAGTTTCCGGCGGCGACGATTGAGGAGACGGACGATGCTTCGACGATGATTGACCAACAGTTGCGGCTCCAAACGGAGCGCAGCTTGCGGGTGAGTATCGCCGAGGAGCCGATTTTACCGATTAAGGGCGGGCTCGTGCCGAACGGGGTGATTGGCGTCGATGAGAACGGCAACCCTATCTCGTGGCATAAGGATGACTTTAAAGGCGATAAGGGCGACCAAGGGGAGCAGGGGCCAGCGGGCGGGCCAATGGGGCCAATGGGGCCAGAGGGGATTCAAGGGCCACAAGGAGACGATGGCGTGCACTACTGGCTGGAGTTGGACGCAGCGGCGGTGAATCGGGCAACAAACGGGGCGTTTACGCCGAATCAAATCAATGCTCGCGCGTTGAAGCGCGAGGGGGATGGGCCGGTGATAGTTGTCCCCTGTTCGCTAAAGGTTCATGATTTAGTAAATGGCACATGGAATGAGGTGCACGCAAATGCTGGCTGGGCTGGCTCTGGAGGATTTGGGATAGGAGTTAATGCGGCTGCCGTAAGGTATTCGATATATAAAGCGGGCGCGTTCGCGGAGCTTTTAGACCAACGGCTTGTGCCGATAGTGCGAGACGGACAGAACTCCAATCCGCCTCCTCCCGCGCCCGCACCGGATACTTACGAGCTGGAGCTATCGCATAGTTCGACGATTCGTTACTTGGACTGGTCGTTTCCTGAGATGCCGAACCTAACGGTTAAGGCGTGGCGCAAGCCGAATGGGACGGGCGCGAAGGTCGCTTATAATGGCCGGTTCAAAATCGAGCTACAGGCTGCAAACAATAGCTATGTGCAGCTCTACCAGAGCGGGGGCAACGAGTCGCAGAAGGTGCTAGCGACTTCAAGTAGCTGGCAGCACGATATGAAGGCGATTCGTGTGCAGTTGTATAAAACAGGCGGCGGAGGCTCGGTGCTTCAAACGGGGCTGTGCCAAGTGTTTATTTATAACAGTCCTCCGGCGGGACAGCACTCGCTGTGGGTAGCGGGCAATCCGTTTACGTGGTGGAGCATGGTAACGAATCCAACGGGAAATGCGGGTAAGCCGACGTTTAACGGACAGCCTGCGCCGCTCTATATGGGCGTTGCCTACAAATTCGTTCCGGCGGGCTCTACGGTTACGGTGAAGGTGCCCAACAAGGTCAGTTGGCATAACCCGAATAATAACAGTTCGGGGACGAACAAGACGCACAATGGGTGGACGTTTGGCGTAGGTAACGCGCCGTGGATAACAACGAGTGGGGATACCGCCTACGTTCAGATGAATGGGCCGGTAACGATTTCTGCACACTACCCCTGATATTTTACGATGAAAGAATACCATATAGCAAACTGGGAGACTTTTGATATTCGGGTGCACGAGGAGGACGAGACTGGGCCGCAAGTGGCACAGGGGATGGGTGCGCAGATGGAGGAGTCGCCCGAAGAGTGCCTAGAGCGGCTACGCGAGGAGCTAAGCCTTACGGGCGTGGAGACTATCTATGACCCTGCGACGCATATGTTCGACTTTGGGCGTGGCGAGGCGGTGCCGTTTGTCTGGGACTTTGAAACGCAGATGAAGCGGCTTTGTGAAGCGGCGTTAGAGCCGCTTTTGGCGCGTATTGAGGCACTAGAGGAGCGCGTAGAGCCGGAGCCGCGGTCTGCTTAAAGAGCTTGCGCGTGCACTCATAATTTACACATCTACTTAAAACTAACATTTTAACTGGAGGGTTTAACTATGGGGTGGGTTGAGGGAATAATGGCAGTAGTATCGGCGGCGAGTTCTGCGTATGGGGCGTCGCAGCAACGCAAGGGGCGTAAGGCGGCGCAGAAAATGCAGCCGACCGCTCAAGCACCGCTGGCACAGAAAAGCGACGATAGCGCGGAGAGTGCGAGGCGTGATGCACAGCGGGCGGCGGCGCGAAAGAAGGGGCTGCAATCAACGATTCTGGCTGGGGAAACGGGCGGTGGCGGCGGTGGGCCGCTGAGTGCGAATAAAGTTCAAGGAGGGTTTTAGCGGGACAAACTCAATGATAACAGCCGATCAGATTATCACTCGTAACGATGCGTTAAAGTCGAAGGCGGCGAACTGGCGGACGCTGTGGCAAGAGTGCGCGGACTATGCGTTGCCGCGCAAGGGGGCGATTACGACGCAGCGGGTCGAGGGGCAGAAGATTACGGCGCAGATTTTCGACACGACAGCGTGCGAGAGTTTGGGGATTTTTGCGGCGGGCTTGCTGGCACATTTGACGCCGAATGGGGAGATTTGGGCGCGGTTGGTGAGTAGCGAGCGCGAGCCGGATGAGGCATTGAGCCGGTGGTTCGACGAGGAGAGTGTCGCGCTGATGGAGGAGTTACACGCCTCGAACTTCTACGTGGCATTACACGAGGCGTTTATTTCTCTGGGTGCGTTTGGCACGGCGGCGGTGTTACTCGAAGAGGGGCGAAATCATTTTCAGTTCAACTTTGCGGAGGTGGTGCCTGGTTCGTTCGCAATCGCGGAGGACAATGAGGGGGTAGTGGATACGGTTTTCCGTGAGTGGAAGTGGACAGCGAGGCAGGCAGCGCAGCAGTGGGGCGAGGAGAGGCTTGGGCCGAAGCTGCGCAAGGTGCTAGAGAGTGAAAAGGGGCGGGATATTGACCGCGAATTTACGTTTTTGCATGCGGTGTTTCCGCGTAAGAGCGATGAGGTGCGCGAGGGGATTGTAGAGGCCAAGTTTCGGCGTTTCGCGAGCGTTTACGTGTCGGTAGAGGATAGGCATATTATTGAGGAGGGCGGCTATTACGAGATGCCCTATGCGGTGTGCCGGTTGCTGACGAGTAGCGGCGAGGTGTATGGGCGCGGGCCGATTAGCGAGGTGATGCCGGACATTAAGTTGGTGAATCGCGTGGTTTGCGATATGCTCTTGGCGGTTGAAAAGGCACTGAATCCGCCAGCGATTGTTGCGGAGGACAGCGGGGCACGGATTGATTTAAGGCCGGGGGGTATCACGGTCTGGGATGCGACGAATGCGGCGAATAAGCCGGAGTTTCTACAGGTTCCGGCGCGGATCGATGTGAGTGAGGAATGGGTACGGCAGACACGGGAGCGCATCCAGCGTGCCTGCTTTGTGGACATGTTCCACATGCTCAATCGTCCCGAGGTGGCCAATAAGCAGAAGACGGCGACGGAGGTGAACGCGATGATGCAGGAGAAGATGCCGAGCTTTTCGCCGATTTTTGCACAGGTAACGAAGGAGCTTCTAAGTCCCCTACTCCAACGCGGGTTTGCGATGCGTTTGCGCAGTGGTCGAGCGAGCGAGCCGCCGATGCAAATCGCCGATGAGGGAGCGACTGACTATAAGATTACGTTCGCTGGGCGAATCGCCCAAGAGATTAAGGCGACGCAAGACCAAGGGAGCATGCAGGTCATTAACTTGGCGGGGATGCTCGCACAGATAGACCCGAGTGTGCTTGCAGTGGTGAACTGGCAGAATCGGTTTCGCGCGATGGCGAGGAACTGGGGCTTGCCGGTGGAGGATATTCGCACGGAGGAGGAAGTCGCCGAGATTATGCAAGCGCAGCAGCAGGCTGCGGCTGAGGCGCAAGAGGCCGAGCAGATGGAGGCGCAAACGAGCGCAGTGAAGAACTTGGGGCCGAGTGCACAGGAAGCGGCGACACAGGCACTGCTAGGGGCCGCCGCGTAACACACTTTTTCAACTATGAATCCACTACGAACAACAGAAGAGATAGTCGCTGAATATGAGGTGCTGAATGTACGTCTTGCGGCGGCAGCCCGGGAGCTTGAGGATGCCTATAGGCATATCTTTAGTGGGAAAGAGGGCCAGTTAGTGATTGGTGACTTAATGGGTAAGTTCGGTTGGGGAAAGCGGTGCGTGGAGCAGTCGTTATTTAGCGAGAGTCACGCTCAGATGGCGTTCCGCGAGGGGCAGCGCGACGTGGTGCGACACATTTTATGGCAACTAAAAAAGAGAGGCTAATTTTATGAATGAAATAATTATCCAAGAGGGCGAGTTTAAGGCGGGCGAATACGGCGAGCTGGTCATTTTCGGCCAACCCGTGAATGAGGTGGTGTTTTTCGACTTCTACCCGAAGAATATTTACGGCGAACCGAAGGAGGCGCAGCACAAGGAAAAGGGGCCGCCGATAGCGACACACATGCCCGTTGTCGAAACGCCTTCGCAGAGTGGTAGCGGCTGGGCTCCGCCGGTATCGGTTACTGATGCCGAAGAGCCACAGGCAGACAAAGACGCAGAGGCAGAGTTTACCCCCGAAGGGTTAGATGAGGCGTTTGCTGAGCCGAGGATAGTGCTGTATTGCTCGAATTGCCCACAGAATGGGTGGAAGCGCGTCGGCGAATTTAAGAGCCATATCTACACGCGACAAGGCGGGCCGATGTATCGTTTTTACCGCATCATTCATCCCGTGGGTTGCCCCTTCGAGGGCAAGCTCGTCGTGGTCGCAAAATCTGAATAAAGGAGGAACTGACTATGAAACCGAAATCAATTTATCAGATTCGAGACCTTAAGGTAGGGGAAGGGCCGAATGAATGGATTTATTTTGATAGGCTGGATTATCCGGTAGAATCGATTACAGTCTATGTTACCCCGGGTAATCCGTCGAACTCTAGCTATAACCCAGCCCAGGGCAGCTATGACCAAGTGCATTGGTTCCCGATTGATAACGGGAACTTTTGGTTCGATCCTGATTGGCATGGGCCGGACTTTAACCATTCTACGCTGAAACTAGCGCAGAGAAATCAGAACGTTCCTTTTATCCGAGTGGGAACGTATTTAGTAACGTATGTTAAAGCCTATAAGGGGCGTATGATTGTGCGGGTGAATTTCGCCTAGTAGGGGCGGGGGCGAGGTCAAACAACTAAACAGCTAGGAGGGATTATTATGAGTGAACAGCGGATAGAAATTAATGGCTACGGGATTGATGGCGAGGGCCGGATTTATCGTGGGGACGAGCAGGTAGGAACGCGCAACTTGGGAACTGGCGAGGTAACTTACCTAGAGGGGATGGCTAAGTATAGGCAGCGTGTGGGTCGGTTCTTGAACGAACTAGCCGCACAGAAATCGACGAGCGCAGCGGACGAGGCGACGAACGCCGAAGTCGCGGAGCCCGAGCCGGAAGAGGCGGTGATTGAGTCGCCGGAAGTGGAGTTCTCCGAAATTGAGCAGAAGGCCGAGCCGGTTGACTCTGAAGGTCAAGGCGAAGAGCTGGAGCCGGAAGTAGAGGCGAAGGCAGCGGAGTCGGTGGGGGAGCCAGTCGCCAAGCTTACGCATGCTGAAATCCTGCGCGATTGGCCGGAGGGTGCGCCGCCAACTGACTGGCGCGGGGATTTAATGCCGGAGTTTGTGGACTGGTATTACAAAGAATATCCTGAGCGGGCCGCGCTGCGATACGCGGGGCGTCGGACTTATCGGGATAACATTTAAGGAGGAGGTTTTATATTATGGATGGTATTCTATTCACTGGGGCAACCGAAGAGGGTGCACCCGAACAGGCTGAAGCGAGTGCGGCAGACAACACCGCTCCCCCCGCGCCGGATACTTCGGAGCAAACGGCTTCTGGCGATAATGCGCCAAGTTCTGCGTCTACTGGGGGTGCATTGATTGATGCGCATGGAAACTTCGTGGGGAAGGCTTGGGCGGGCGAGGACGAGAAGCTGGCGGAGAAGTTCACGAGTATTGGGGCCTTGGCGAAGTCGTATCGCAACCTTGAGCAGATGTTGGCGCGGCAAGACAGGGTAGCGGTTCCTGCGGAGGGCGCGAGCGAGGAGGAGGTGGCAGCGTTTTACGCGAAGCTTGGGCGTCCTGAGTCGCCAGATGCTTACGAGCTGACGGTCCCCGAGGAGTTAAAGGAGTTCGAGGGCTTGCGCAGCGAGGAGGAGGTAAAGGCGTTTCAGAAGGTAGCGCACGAGGCGGGATTGACGCCCAAGCAGGCGCAGGCGGTCGCGCAGATGTATCACTCGCAAGTGCAGGGTGCGCTTGAGCAATTGAAGGAGCAGCAGACCAAGGAGCGCGATGAGGCGATTTCCGAGCTTGCGAAGGGCTGGGGTACGAATGCCGAGAGCGAGGGGTTTAAGCATCATATCGCGCAAGCGAGAGCGGGGGCAAAGGTGCTAGGGATTGACGCACAGACCTTGGCCGATTCGCCCGCACTGGCGAACAATCCGCACTTCATTCGGGCCATGCACAGGGCCGCGCAAATGGCGGGTGAGAAACCGGCTGTGGCATCTCGCGAGGGGCAATCGCTCAATGGGAATGCGATTCAGGAGCGCATAGATGCGATTCTGAAGAATCCTGATAGTCCGTACTGGAAGGCCAACCATCCTGCGCGTAAGCAGACGCTTGCGGAGTTGACCAAGCTCTACGAGGCGAAGGCCGAATTAGGGTAATAAAGAAAAGCCTCAGAGAATGGAGGCTTTTTTATTGACTGGATGCGTTAATGGAGTGACTAGTGGTGTCGAATTGAGGAGCAGGGGATAACCCTTTCTTGGCAGGAGGGGCCTTCGAGGCGCAATTCCTTGAGCGGCGCGGGCCGTGCTGAGTGCTGGCGATAACTCCATAAGGAGCCGCGAGCGAGGGCGCGATAACCCCACAAAAGCTGAGCAAGCGGACACGGGATTCATTTCAACCTTTTAACCATAAAGGGCCCGCATGCGCTGTGCACACTTGGCGGTTTGCTAGGTGGGAGGCTTGGGGCTGGGGGCTCGCACTTCTTACAATGTCATTTCAAATCACGACTGCTTTTGTAGAGCAGTATAACTCGACTGTGGAGCACTTGTTCCAGCAGTCTACTTCTGAGCTCGAAAGTCGGGTTCGTCGGGAAACTCAAACTGGGCTGGTCGAGTACTTCGACCAATTGGGGGCAACGCATGCGGTAAAGCGCACTGTGCGGCACGGGGATACTCCGCGCGTGGATAGCAACCACTACAAGTGTGCGTGTTTCCTTGAGGAATACGAGTGGAGCGACTTAATCGATAAGCAAGACAGGGTTTACCTGCTTCATGACCCGCTTAGTCCCTATCTACAATCGGCGGATATGGCGATGAAGCGCGTTAAGGATGAGGTGATTGTCAATGCGTCGACGGGGACTGCGTTTCGCAGTAATGGGCCGGGGAGCGGTGCGCCGTTTGGCGTTAACTTGCCTGCTACTCAATCGCTGGCAGTCAACTTCGTGACTCAAGGGCCGCCTGTGACTAGCGGGCTTACGATTGAGAAGATTACGCGGGCGAGAACGCTTCTTTCTGCGGCAAACGTGCCGAAGAGTGCAAAGCGGTATTTCGTGTGCACGGAGTTCCAGATTGAGGACTTGTTATTGGACGCAGAGCGCAATAGCGACGCGCCGTTGACGGAGATTAAGGCTTTGCACGAGGGGAAGATCAGCCACTTGCTCGGCTTTGATTTCGTGACAATCGACCCTGGAATCGTGAAGCGTGACCCCGCGACGGGTATTCGCGAGTGCTTCGCGTATGTGGAGCCTGCATTGATTCTCTCGACCGGCCAAGAGATTGAGTCGGATGTGTCGAAGCGTGCGGACAAGAGCAACGCGGTGCAGCCGTATGTGTCGATGACTGTGGGGGCGACACGCACACAGGAGAAGGGCGTCGTGCAAATCTTCTGCGAGGATAATTCGTAACGAGGGCGTGGGGTGCGGGCGGCGAAGTGCTGCCCTGCCCTCCCCTTTTCACACTAACTGTTTAACACGAAAGGGATAAGATTATGGCTACTTTTGATACTGAATTATACAAGGCGCAGAACTCGCATGGGGCTTGGCCGCAAGCGCGGTTTGCAAATGCGAAGGTGCGGTATGCAATCTGCGAGTATAAGACTGCGGGCACAGAGGCTGCGGGGGACACGGTCAATGCGCAAGAGATTAAGGTCTCTATCGGCGTCGCTAGTGACCCCGAGCTGTATGGCAAGGAAATCCGGCTGCATGGCTCAAACACGAACATCTCGATTGGCAGTGGTTCGCCTCCGGCCTATACGGGCTTCGGAAGCCAATTCACTGAGCCGAAGGTCTTAGGTGAGGGCGATGAGGTGGTAAGTCTGAGGTTCGACACTGCGGTTGGCGCAGCGCGGGACATTACGGTTTATCTTGCCTATATCGCCGAATAGTGTCTCTAGTGTATGCGGTTTCGTATACATATCCATGTTGGCCGTCCGGGATGACGGCTTAATGTTGTGATGGGGGCGGTTTCGGCGACGGGGCCGCCTCCATTTTCTTATAACTAAGAGAGGGCGAAACAATGGCGACGAAGTTGGATATCTGCAACATGGCCTTGGGCGAGGTGGGGGACTTGGCGTTAACGAGTCTGGGCGAGGACTCGACAACGGGGGAGCTTTGCCGTCGGTTTATCGGGCCAGCGGTGCGCGAGGTCTTGAATCGTGGACATTGGAAGTGTGCGCGGACGGGTGCGGAGCTAGCGAAGCTGAGTTTGCCCGATAGCGAAAAACAGGGCATTGGCTGGGCACAGGCGTATCAGCTACCGCAAGACTACATCCGCATCGTGAGTTTCAATGAAGTGGATAGCTGGGAGCGGTGGAGGGAGCTTTTCGAGGTGCGCGGGGACTGGATTTTAACGGATGCGCCGAGGGTGCATGTGGTCTACATTCGCGATTTATCGGCAAAGGGCGAGGATGTGCACTTGATGCCGCCGTTACTGACGAAGGCATGCGCCCTAGCATTGGCCGCAAAGCTGGCGTGGCCGCTGCAACAAGGCCGCGTGCTCAAGGAGAGCTTGGAGCAGAGCTGCGAGATAGCTATCCGGCATGCGAAGGCGAGCGGAGCACAGGAGGAATTTATGCCAAGGCAGACTCTGGCACAGGGGAGCCGGTGGCTAGGCGTGCGGCTGTGACGCCGCCTAGGCTTCTGGTAAGATACTAACGAGGAGGCTTTTCTATGGAGGAATATAATCCAAACTCAACACCTGCACTACTGGCGACGATTTTGGCGCGGTTGGATAATCAGGAGCAGCGGCATAGCGAAGGGCCCCTAGCCCGATATGGAGAGGCGCAGTATAGGCTAGGCTCTTTGCAAGCGAACATTGAGCAAGCTCAGCGTGAGGCCAATGAGAATGACAGGCGCATGGATGCTTTAGAGCGTTGGCAAGCACAGTGGGTCGCTAAGCTACAGGGCTTCGGCTTTGGACTACTGGGACTGGCTGTATTTGCAATGGTTCTTTGGAGGCTTTTACAATGAGGACTAAACAAGGTGATAGAACCGTAGCTGTGCTAGCGCGGCTGGAGGAGCAAATCGGGCAGTTGCTGCGCGAGGGTGCGGTGCGTGGCGAGGTCTTGGAGCGCGTAGAGACACAAGTGAAACTAACCAATGGGCGGGTCTCTTCATTGGAGACATGGAGGGATGCAATTCGCGGTGGGGTAATTTTGGCCGCCTTGCTACTGGGGGGCTTGGGCTGGCTACTGACTTACTTGTTCAAATGAGTTTTACGCTGCTAAAGAACAATTTTACGGGGGGCGAATGGTCGCCTTCGCTTGAGGGGCGTAGTGACCTTGAGGGCTACCGCACGGCGTGTTGGGTCATGGAGAACATGCGTCCTATGGTGCATGGCGGGGCGGTGATGCGGGGTGGGCTAGAGTTTATCGCCGAGGCTCGCACGGGGGCTAAGCCGGTGCGGTTGATTCCGTTTACGTTCTCGACGAACACACGCTATGTTATCGAAGCGGGGGATAAGTATTTCCGCATCCGTCGTGGGCACGATGCGTCGATTGCGGCCAATGCAATTACGACGCCTTACAAGGACAACGAGGTCTTCGAGCTACAGTTTCGGCAAGTGAACGATGTGATGTATTTGGTACATCCGCAGTATGCGCCGAGGAAGCTTTCGCGGCTGGGTGATACGAATTGGACGCTTACGGAGGTGATGTGGGACTACGCGCCGTTGCGTGATGAGAACGTCGATGAGTCGGTAAAGCTAAAGTTTGAGAATGGGGCGTTGAGCGCACAGGGCGGCAACGTGTTCACCAGCGGGCATGTGGGCGGGTATTTCGAGCTGAGGCACTTAAAGCAGGCGGAGGGCGTGGAGGTGAATTTAACGTCTCCAATAACGCCTGGCTGGCGGGTCTCGCCGGTGCTGAGTGTGCGTGGCGAGTGGGAGCTTACGACGACGGAGTTTTGGTGGGGTGAAATCTGGCTGCAACGCAGTCGCGACAACGGGGCGACGTGGGAGGTGCTGCGTAGATGGAAGGGGCAGAGCGACCGAAATATTTCGGCGTCGGGCAAAATCGACGAGGAGGACGCCGAGCAGTTAATGCGGATTAACTACCAGAACCTAGGGAATCCCTTTTACGAACCGGCTCGCAACAAGAACACGGACTACCCGAACCAGTGGAGCCATGCACAGGCGCGCTTGGAGACGAAGGATTCGTACGTAAAGGGTTTGGTACGGGTGACGGGGGTTTCGTCGCCTACGAGTGTAACAGCGGTAGTGGTGGGTAAGCATAAGCCGGCCTCGACCAACTGGACTGACCGTTGGAGCGAGGCGGCGTGGAGTGCACACAGGGGTTTTCCGCGTGCAGTGGCGTTCTTTGAGCAGCGGATGCTGTATTCGGGTAGCCGCAGCGCACCGCAGCGTGTGTGGGGAAGCCGAAGCGGCGACTTTGAGAACTTTCGTTATGGGGATGAGGATGACGCAGCGGTAGCCTTCGATATAGCCTCTACGAATGGGAACCCGATTTTATGGATGGAGGATATGGGTAAGGTATTAATCGGGACGAGTGGTAGTGAGCATATCATGAGTGGTGCGGCGGGTGGGTCGGCTCCGCTGACGCCGTCGAGTGTGCTTATGGAGACCTTCGGCGCGACTGGGAGCGAAGGACTGACTCCGGTAAATACGAGCAAGGGGTTGATTTTCGTGCAAAGACAGGGGAAGGCACTGCGTGAGTTGGTGCTGTCGGTGAAGACAGAGGATGAGGAGCCAGTGGACTTGTGCGAGATGGCCGACCACTTGTTTGAGGAGAGAGAGATTCGGGACTTGGGTTTTGTGCGTTCGCCCGACCCGAGCATTGCGGTAGCATTGGGTGACTGCTTAGGCTGGCTGACGTATAATAAACGTTTAGGGATGCAGGCGTGGGGGCGGTATACTTCGGGGCTTGATGCGCACTTTGAGAGTGTGTGCGGGGTGTATGGTAAGCCGATTGATGAGGTGTGGTGCGTAGTGAGAAGGAAAGTAGGTAACACTTGGAAGCGGTTCATTGAGCGGTTTGCGCCGGAAGCGACGACGAAGGAGGAAGCGCGTTACTTGGACTGTCACAAGGAGGGGACGCTGGATTACAATTGGAATGGGGGCGTGTTTACGGCTGGCGGTGTTATCAATGGCGAGGTGGTGCGCTTATATTTGGGCGGTGTCGTGGTCGGTGACTATACAGTCGGCGGCGGGGGAATCCATGTGCCGGACAAGCTGCGTGACCAGATAAAGGCGCGTTGGGCGAAGGCGGAGACAGAGCATGGCAGCGGGGCGAGTATCCCGCTGCGCAGTTACTGCGTGGGCTTCCCGTATAAGGGTGTTCTTGAGACGATGCGTTTGGAAATCGACGGGGAGCAGGGGCCAGCGGCGGGCAAGCAGCGTCGGATTACGAGGTTGGCATTGCGCTTCCAGAAGACGGGACAGGGGGTTAAGTTTGGCAAAAGTGGGGGTAAGCTGGAGGAGCTAATCTTTCGGGACGCAGTTAATCCGACCGATGGGACACCGCCTTTGTTTACGGGCGAGAAGGTCACACAGTTCCCGCTTGGGCATGACACGACCGCGCGGGTAGTCGTAACCCAAGAAAATCCGCTGCCATTTAAGCTATTAGGTCTAGCAGTTACAGCAGATATTACCCAACAATAACTCCATGCATATACGGGGCTTTCGAGAGGATGAGGATTATGATACTTTCCAGCAGTTCTGCGCGGGGCATGGGAAATGGGCTCCGACAAGGGATTTGCTGCCGCGTGTGGGGATTGTGGTACTTGAGGATAGGGGCCTTACAGGAGGCGAAGAGTATCCCCTCGCCTTTTTCTGGGTGTACAAGGATCCGAGTTCGCGAATGGCGTGGTTGGGGTGGTTGACGACGAGGCCGGGGCTAAAGCCGAGGCGGGCGCGTGAGGTGTGCGAGTTTGCCGTCGAAATGGCGAAGAGTGCGGCGAACGCACAGACGGCGCGGGTGATGTTTACACATGCGGGGAGCAAGGGGCTTTCGCGGCTGTATCAGCGGACGGGGGCACGGGTAACGCATCCAGTTAATGAACAGTTAGCATGGGTAGTCAGTGACTGATAACTAATTTTAACCAAGGGAGGGTGACACTATGGGCTGGGTATCAACGGCAGTGAATGCGGCGAGTGGTTGGGTGGATATTTACGGGCAGCAGGAGCAGATGAAACGGCAAGAGGAGCTGCATAAATACAATGCGCGTGTGGCCGAGCAGGACGCGAAGGACGCGGAGAAGGAGGGGCGTGACTTGGCGAATAGGCAGCGTGGGGAGAACGCGCGTTTATCGGCCAAGCAGCGCACGCTTTATGGCTCTGCGGGGGTAGTGAATAACACGGGCACACCGCTTGCGGTGCAGGCGCAGACGGCGGCGCAACTGGAAATGGCGGCGTTGGACAACGAGATAGCCGGACAGCGTGCGGCCTCGCAGTTGAGGCAGGAGAAGCAGTTGCACTTGCTGGAAGCGGACTCGGCAAAGCGAGCGCGGCGGCTGTCGCTGGTAAGCTCAATTATGAACAAGCCTCAACAAGCGATGGGGGGCGGGATGAACCTTGGCGGTATGTTCGGCGGCGGGGGCAAGAGCGGCGGAGGCGGTGCATCGATGCAGGGCTCTTCGCTGGGCGGCGGGCTATCGAGCGCGTTCAAGGGTAAGTGAGGCGTCCCCTACTCTTTCAGAGACATTAACCAATCAACCAATAACCTTAAAATACTGGTGGGCGACGAGGCGGCAACGACGCCTCGCCAATAAGACCAGTCGAAGACTGTGCCGACAATACCGTTATACTATCATCAAGGACAGGTGCCGAGTGGGCGTGGGGTGCGTGCGAACCCGCATATGATGGGCGCACAAGACGCGGCTCATGCGCAGCTTCGGGCGACGATGCAGGGGCTCAAAGACGACTTGCAGGAGGCCAATGACTACCGCGTAGAGAAGGAGCTAAAGTTGGCGCAAAGTGAGAAGTGGGGGCAATTTAAAGCGTCGCTGGCCGAGCGCGGCGAGGAAGATAAGTGGGCGGAGTCGTGGGAAAAGGAGAGTCGCGACTTGGCCAAACCGTTTTTGCAGACAAAGGGGCTGAGTTTAAAGAAGCGTCGGCAGTTGGAGTTTGAGCAAAAGGCGTGGGAGCAGCAGACGCGGCTTGGCGTGCAAACCAAAGCGACACAGCGGGGGATTGAGGTGAGTAAACAGGTGGGGTTCGCCTCTGCGGATAAGGCGTGGGACAGTGGCGACGAAGCGGGGGCAATCGCCACTTACAACGAGATGGTCGAGCGTAAGCTCCTCGATAAACGGCTGGTGGACGGACTGGTCGATGAGGGACGCGCGCGGATGCAGGGGGTTGCGCTCTCTCGGGAGATGGACGTGGCGGCGAACCTTCCGCCCGCGCATGGCTATGCAGCGTTGGAAGACTTGCGCGAGCGGCTGCAAGCGAAGGCAGAGGGCTTGGACGCGCTCACGGACAAGGAGCGTCTGGCTAGGCTCGGGGAGGTGGAGAAAGCGCAGAGGGCGATTGAGGGCGGGATGCTCACTGAGGCGCGTAATATCCTAAGCGGCATAGCAAAGGGCGAAGTAGGTGTCGAGGCGATTGGTGCAGCGGTGGAAGCGGGCGCAGTGGATGAGACAATTGCGCGGGCCTTGGGCTGGTCGCCGGATGCAAATGCATTGCTCACGGGCGAAGCGGGTGCAGCGGTGCACAAGCGCGACGAAGCGAAGGTAAAGGCCGAGCTTACCGAAGAGCGTGGGAGTGCTGCGAGGCTTGAGGCGTTTCGGGCGAAAATCCGACCTGATGGTAAAAGCGGCGGCACGGTGGGGTTTGCGGATATTGAGCAGGCGCGTAGGCTGGGTTTTATAACGGAGGAGCACAGGGCGCGGCTTAGGGCTGAAGCGGAAGAACAACTCAACTTCGAGAAGAAGGGCAGCGTCTATCGTTCGGAGATGGCGAAGATTAAGGAGTTGGTGAATGCGAAGTTTAGGGTTCCGTTTTTTGGATGGAGGATACCGCTCACTACCCATGAGGTGGATAGTAATCCTAGTGAGTGGCATCGTCGGTTTGAAGCTGTGGGTAAGTTACCGCTATCGAAAGAGGGGCGTATCGAGGTAGCGAAAAGGTTAATGGCAGTGAGGATGGTCGACCTAGAGGATGGCGAGGAGGCGGTATCTGGAAGCATCTTCGACCGTCGGGTAAATAAGGTGGAGGTCGAGGTGCGTCGTATACTCAAGGACGAGTTGGCAGTGCATGCGGATGCACTGGGGCCGCAACTGATCGGGGAGCTTTTCTTAAACCTAGAGGAGGTCGTCCGTGAGGATTTCGACTATTACAAAGGCAAGCCGCCAGCGGAGGTGCTTGATACGCTAAAGGAGCACATAAAGGCGAAGGTGAGACACGCGGCGGCGGGGCAAACGCTTGGCGAGCTTTACACGCTTTTTGGCCCCGGAGGGTTGGGCGCGATTAATTATAACTTTGCGGAGCCAGCGGGGAGCACTGCGTCGAGGGAGGGTGAACAATGATACCACAAGCACACGGGATTAATAGTTTGGAGTCGTTATTCGAGGGGCGCGGGAATCGCTTGGAGCGGATGCCGGAGCCTGCGCGTGCGCAGTTCACGCGGCTCGTGGAGAGTAACCCTGATGACCGCGAGTATGGCGATAGGCTCTTGGTGACGCAGTGGATGAGTGCGAAGACGAAGCGGCGTCCAGAGGAGGTGTTGGCGAACTACGGGGCGTTTTCGGAGGCGTTCTTCGGCAAGGACGTTGGGCCGAGTAAGGCTTACGACCGCATCGTGGAGGACTACCGCGCGTTGCGGGAGATTGAGGCCGCCGAGGTGCGGGCGATTAAGGGGACGACGACGGCGTATGATGTGAGTCAGTCGCTAAGGTCGTTTGCCAGTGGCATGGCGAGCTTCGGCCATGGGGGGCTTGGTGGTGCGCTGAGCCAAGCTTCCAGCCTGCTAGAGTCGCAGCGGGAGGCTCAGTTTTTGGCGGGCGACGTGGAGGTTCATCGCTTGATACAAGAACGCTCAAAGCTGCTGTTACTCAACAAGGGAGACGGGCACGGATTGCCAATTGAGGCAAGGGAGCGGGTGGATGAAATCAATGCGCGGCTTGAGGCGATTAAGTCAGGAACCAGAGAGCGGTTAAAGACGGACTCGGACTTGCTAGGTGTCGCCGCGCAAAAGGCGCGTGCAGGCAGCGAGTTTTTCTATACCCTCTCTCGTGAGAACAATGAGTTTTACGGGGTAGACGATGAGTTTTCGCAGACGCTGCTTGGGGCTGTGTCGTATGCGGCGGGGAGCTTACCGGCCTCGATGGCGACGGTAGCGGTGGGGTCGATGCTTGGCGGGCCGGTGGGGGCATTTGTTGGGATGGAGTCGGCGATTTTTGGCGAGGTGGAGTCTGAGCACAGGGAGTATGTGGAGGCGGCGGGTGGGGTTTATGATCCGGTAGCGGCACTGGGGACAAACTTGGCGAGTGCGTTGCCGCAAGCGAGCTTGGAGATGCTGGGGCCTGAGAGGCTGCTTGCGGGAGCGATGAAGGCGGGCAAGGCGGCGAAGAAGGGCGGCAAGCTGGCAGATGTGGCGGGCGAACTGGCGAATGCGGGTGACAAGCCGAGGTGGGAGTTGGCGAAGGATATTATTGAAAAGCAGGTCGAGGGTGCGCTTGAGGAGAGTTTCACGGAGGTTGCACAGGGGACGATTAATGACGTGGTGGCCCTGCGCACTTACGATGACAGCCGCGAGGTGTGGCGGCGGGTAATGGAGGCGGGTATCGGTGGTTTTCTGGGGCTGGTAGGCGGCGGCGTAGTGGGCGGGGCACAGGCAATTGATACGCGTGCACAGGCAAAGGTATTGGCCGAGAGGCTGGTCAGTGTGCAGCCGAAGCAGGCGGGCGGGCCGGTGCGGGCGACGGCCGTAAATCCTGAGACGGGCGAGCCAGAGATTTACCTAACGGATACGGACGGGGGCTTGCTGACTCCCCTAGCCTACGCGCAGTTGCGCAAGCACAACAGCGACGAGGACTTAATGAGGCTGGGTGCGTCGCCAGAGCAGGGGCAGTTGCTGATTGCGGCGGCCAATGGGGATAAGCAGGCACAAGCAGCGTATAACAAGGCGGTGCGCGAGGGGGTGTTTCTGGGGCTTGAGGGTAGAATCGGCAGCCGGTGGAAGCTTTCCTTAGCGGGAGTGAGTGGGCGCGAGGTGTTGATTGAGGAGCTAGGCGAAGATGGGAAAGGAACGGTTGGGGTACCGATTCGCTTGGACTTGAGCAATCAAGAGGACTTGCGGGCGTTTATCCAGATACAGCAGGCGCGGGGTATCGCGCATACGGATGCGGCGATTAAGGCGGCCAAGGAGCGCAAGCGTGCGCGAGAGGAAGAGCAGCACCGCGAGGAGCAGCTTAAGGCGGTGGATGATATGCTTGGGTTTTTGGAAGCTCGCACGGTGACGCGGCCCGCTGAGCAAACGGGCAAGACACAGACGCTCGCCGACCAAGTGGAGCGTGGGCAGATTAGCCAGAAGCACGCGGAGAATGCGGTGCGCATTGCGATTGAGCTTGGGAACTTGCCTGCTGGTTCGACGCCTGCGAGTGCGACGGTGCTTGGGCAGAGCGTGGCCGTGAAAAGTGGGCCGCTGGCGGTCTACGAGTTTATCAACCGATTGCACGAGGGAGCCGACCCGTTGACAGTTTTGGAGGAGTCGGCGGAAACGTATATTAAGCTGTCGTTGGCGCGTGGAGAGACTCGTTGGCGACTCGTCCTTTATTGAAGGGGAAGCGTTGCCGTGGAGCGAGGCGGAGCTTATCGAGTGGTTCAGCGGGCAAGCACAGGCATATTTCGTGGGGAAGGCGGGCCAGAGTTGGCATGTGCCGATTCCGCAGAGTGTGCGTGTGTGGTTGGAAAAGATGCGGGCGTTTTTGACTGAGTTGTTTAATGCAGCACGGCACTTGATGCGCTTGGAGGCAGAGGGGAAGTTGGACGCGGGCTTTCAACTGGCCCTGCAACAAGCGGTCGGCTTGGATCCTGCATGGGCAGCGGCATTGCGTTATGAGGGGCAGTATGAGGGCGACGCAGCGGGGCAGGAGCTGAAGGCAATCGCGCGTGGGCAAGCCAGCGGGATTGGCGATTACGCAGGGGTTTTCTTGAGCCAGAGGAAAGATGGGGCGACTCGCGAAGCGGGCGACTCACAAGCGACGTATCAGCTACGCGCATTCCACGAGCGGCGTCATGCCCAAGCGCAGGAAGCGGGGCAAACCGACTTGACCGCGCCGCAGTGGCAACAGGTGCATTCGCCGGAGTTTAAAGCATGGTTCGGCGACTGGCAGAAGCTGCGAGCAGAGCAGCGTATCGATGCAATGAAGCCGGTAGAGCTGGCTCTTGATGAGAGTTTTCGAGGCAAGAGCCCCGAAGAACTGCGCAAGGCGGTAGTCATGCACTTGCGCTCGCTTGCCAAGGATGGCGTGAAGGCCGTGCATCCTGAGCTGGGCGAGGTAGGCTTTGCTGATAATAAAATTGGGAAGGTTATCAACACGAGTGCGGCGACTAAGAAGCTACATGCCACACTCGATATTGTCCGCGTGATTGAAGCTGCTCACTTGGTGGAAAGCAATCCGAGCTATAAAAAGGGACAGGCAGAGCGCGGCTTTCTTTACCATACACTCGGAGCGAAGGTGAATGCCTTTGGTCGCGAGTTCGTGACCGTCATCACGGTGGAACAGGGAGATAACGGGAACCTGTTTTACAACAACATCGCCCTAGAAAGTGGGTACGAAAAAGCCCCAGCCGTATCTCCGCGAGGGGCACAGTCCGAAGACTCTGACGCTGCATCGGCCTTTACTGGGGCGGAGGGAAAGCAACTTGGGCCCCTTCGTCGAGTCAACCCCGAAACGGTCTCCAAGGCGATAAATCCGAGGACGGGCGAGCCGCTAGTGGTGTATCACGGGACAACGAAAAGCTTTGAAGCCTTCGACCTACAGGCGGGCAATAAGAACGTCTACCCGGGAGCGGTCACCGATGCGGCCTTTTTCACAGATAACCCTACGAATGCCAGCAGCTACGCGGGACGTAAAGATGCCAAGGAATACCTCGGTTCCGATGGTTGGGCAATGGAAGTGGATTGGCGGACTGCCTATGGGGAGGGCGGCAATGTCATTCCCGTATTTCTGTTCCTTAAAAATCCTCTCATCGTGAATGCAGAGGGTAATCATTGGCACGAAATCCACTACGAGGGCGAGTGGGTTAGGACTGGCGAGCTGGTCGATATAGCTCACGAGCGCGGACACGATGGGCTAATCGTTCGCAACGTGAAAGACTATCGGCATATGGGCAACAAGGGCGAGAGTGATACGCTTAAGGCATCTACATCGTTTGCGGTCTTAAGTCCCGAGCAACGGGTCTTTGCTTTTGCAGACCACGCACCAATAAAATCGGCAGTCGGCAACCGTGGGACATTCGACGCATCAAACCCCGATATTACGTATCAGTTGCGCAGCGTTGGTAGCGAGGGGCAAAACGGCATGGGTGGCGCAATGCCCGAAGCTTCACAATCAATATCCCCTGAAGAGCGGGCGCAGTTTCTCGCGCATCAGAAGTTTTTAACAGGCGAACCAGTCGCACGCCTGACAGGCGAGGAGTTCGCAGAACAACAGGGCGGTAAGCTGCGCTTTCGTATCGCTGATTGGTATGCAAAGCGGCGCAACTCAGTTGTTGATGTCGAAGGGCTCGGTTCAATCAAACTGGACAGTCGAGCTATCGAGCAAAGTCTGAGGCATGGCGGCAAGGGCCGTCCCAAGGTAGCGGCTTTTGCTGCGGTGCCGGATGTTTTGCGTAAGGGGCGAGTTATCCATCGGGAGCCCCTGCACGGCACGAAGGACGGAGACTTTGTCCATGTGGCCGCTCCGATAGAAATCGGAGGCATATTCTACATTACTGACGTAGTCGTTAAGGCCGACCGCAACGGAAGCCGGATGTATCTGCACGACGTGGTGCTTAAAGAGGCACTCCGGCTATCTGCCTACGCAAGCGAGAATACCTCGCGCGGTGGTGATGTAGCGGCAAGCACTACAGAGCAGCAGTCCGCATCAGCAGATGCCGGAGTAGTTGAGACGGTGCTTCGTCGCATCTTCTCTGTCAAGGAGGATGAAGGCAGCACGGCTGCGCCCTCGCCTAGCCACCAGTTGCGGCCTTTGAGTAGGGCCGACCAGAAGGCGGCGAAGAAGCAACAGATATTCGAGGCGAGTGGCGTGCCGCAGACGCTATTGCAGGAGATAGACGCGCGGCTGGAGCGGATACGTGCGCGGCAAATTGGCCAAGAGGACTTGAGCCGAGCGGCGGAGCCAGTAGCGGCGGCAACGCGCGAGGCGGGAATCGTCACGCGCGGGGTGCGTGTGGCCCTCGACCGCTGGGCGGAGCCTATTGCACGGCGGTTCGAAAAGATAAATCCGGTGCTCGGGCAGACGCTTCGGCGGCTGGAGTTTGACATGGGGCGGGGGCGAGTGGCCGCGTGGGAGAAGGTAAAGCCGTTGGCCGATGGCTTGGCGCAACTCGCGAAGGCCGCACCTGCCGACTACGTTGCGCTCGACCTAGCCCTGAAGAATGGCGAGCGCGGGCAACGCGACGCACTCCTCATCAAGCACGGGCTGGCGGATGCGTGGGGGCCGGTGGAGTTTCTACTTCGCACGTATCATGCGAAGCTAAGCCAAGCGGGTTTCAAGGTGGGCTTTCTGGAAAACTACTTTCCGCGCAAGGTGGTCAATGCAGAGGGGCTATTGGACTACTACGCGGGCGATGAGGCGGCGGTCGAGGCAGTCAACGAGGCGACGCAGAGCAAGGAGGATGCGGGCAAGTTCTTCGCTGGACTGTTTGGTATCCCGCAGAACCTGAAGGAGCGCACGGTCTGGGAGGTTACCCCCAAAACGATGCGCTTCTACGCTTCGCCGGTGGAGGCGTTGCAAACTTACATCGAGCAGGTCAACGAGGCTCTGACACTCAAGGCGTTCTTCGGCGGGGCAGCGGTCTTCACTGGCAAGGACGAGGCGGGTAAAGTAAAGACCAAGGCGGGTAGTGGTGCACAACTCGGCGAGCTGTTCGGGATGGATATTGGCAAGTCGATTGGCAAGCATGTCGAGCGGCTGCGAGAGCGTGACGTCTTGTCGGCAGAGCAGGGCTTGGAGGTAACGCAGATGCTGCGGGTGCGGTTCAATAAACTGGCGCAGTGGAAGTGGCTACAGGGGGTAAAAAACGTCACACTGCTGACGACCTTGGGGCACTACACAACGACGCCCACACAGGTCGGAGACTTGGCCTTTGCGCTCTACGAGGCGGGGGTTTTCCACACGCTAGCGGAGGCAAAGACTGCGCTCAAAAGTGAATCCAAAGTGACCAAGGAAGCCGTAGGTATTGATGCGATTGCGGAGGGTTTCAAAGACCCCTCGAAGCTATCGAAGGCCGTGGACTGGGTGTTTAAGAAGACGGGATTTGAGCATATGGACAGGGTCGGCAAAGAGGCGATTATGAACGCCAAGCTTGCCCAACTCCAAGAGGAGGCGTTGAATGGGGAATTCAACGCGAAGGCGCAAGCGATGCTTGAAGCGAGCTTCGAGCGGAGCGCACATGCGAAAATTATTGCTGACTTGCGCGAGGGCCGCCAGACGCCGGACACGCTGTTTCTGGCCTACTCTACCCTCGCGAATTTCCAGCCGGTCTCGCTCTCAGAGTATCCGCAAACTTACCTGAACAATCCCAACGGGCGGATTTTCTACCTACTGAAAACCTTCACGCTCAAAGCGCTGTCGGCGATGCGGCGCGAGGGGATTAGCAAAATCGTGCACGGCAAGACAGTGACGGAGAAGGCCGAAGGGTTTAAGAACTTAATCGTTCTTGCAGGGCTGATGTATCTGCTGGGCGTTCCCATTGATGCGCTGAAGGACTGGTTAATGGGCCGAGACCCGCGACTCGAAGACCTGCACGTCGATAACTTGCTCAAGCTCGTGGGGGTGAATCGCTGGGCGGTGTGGCGTGCTCGCGATGGGCATATTTTCCAAGCCGCGTGGGCCGTCATCGGGCCGCCGAAACCGTGGATGGATTACCCGTGGAGCGACTGGGAGAAAATCCACAAGGAGCAACAAAAGGGGCTCGATGCAGATTTATCGAAACTGGAATCGTGGAAGCTTATTCCAATCATCGGTCGGCCCTACTATTGGCACTTCGGCGGCGGAGCCGATAAGGTCAAACGACGCAAGGAGAATCAAGGCAAGTGACCCTTTCGAGGGGACGCTCGGAATGGTCAGTAGGGCAGCTATCCGGAAATTCCGGATAGCTCGTTTGGGCTATGGCCAACAAAAAGCCCGCCGTTAAGGGGCGGGCTTCTGGGCCTGTTCGGCAGTGGGGCTAGCTAGCCTATGCATTAGTGCTACGTTAGCAAGAGAAGCATTGTGAGCCCCACTGACGCGGGGGACAGGCTAGCTAGCGGGTGAAGCAAACGGGAAAGGAAGGGGCGCGTCAAGACTTGCTGTGGCGTGGGTCGTAGAAGCCTAAGCGTGCCAAGCCTTCGACGTGGTCAAAATCCTTATCGTTACTGATGACGATAGGTAGTTTTAGCTGAAAGGCAGTTGCTGCTATCCAGATGTCATTTTGCCCAAGCACGCGCCCTTTGGCTTTAAGCTGTTCTGCAATGCGAGTGTAGATTTGGGCGGTGGTTTCAGTGATAGGAATGACTTCGCATGCGGGAAGTATCTGCGCTAGCCATTGTTCGCGTCGGGCACGAACCTTAGAGCTTCTAAGCCCATAGCCATACTCGCCAAGGACGACGACGGGAATGACGATGCGGGGGTTATCGCGCACGATTGCCCGCATACTTTCAAAGCCGTCGGCAAGGCCGGATAAAGCGGTGGTGTCGTAAATCATGCGGCAGCCTTCATGCGTTTGCGCTCCTCAACCATTTCGGGGTCGAAGGCTTCCTCAATTAAATCCATGATTCGGAGGTTTTCTTCGTGCAAGTCACCGAGTGCGCCAAAGGATTTTTCTATGATGGCGCGACGTTCCTTTTCGGAGAGCGTAGTCGTAGTAGTGTCTGTTGCGGTGTTCATTATGTATTCGTGTTGGCGGGTTGTGAGTCCTTTGGGGATAATTGGGGAAAATGGGGCAAATTTGGGTAGCGTCAAGTGGGTTGCTGGCGCGGGGTCTTCTATGCTTTTGCGTTCTGTGGGGAGAGGGGTCATGGGTGAGTGGGTTCGGGGCTGAGGGTTACGAGGGTTACGCCTCTGCGCTTGGGGTCATAGGGCATAAGGCGTGGGTGGGAGATAAAGCGGCTGTCATCGACTTGGAGCGCATCGGCGAGGCCGTCGCGGTAGGGTTTGAACATGCTAAGGAGGTTGTCGTCGTCGCGTCGCCTGCGGTCGCGTGGGTAGAAGTCGAGGTGCAAGTGCAGGTGCTCGGCAGCTTTGAGCGCGGCAACATGTTCGGGGTTTTGCTCGCGCATGATACCAAGTGCCTTGAACGCTTCCCAATGGGCATGGGCACGGGCGAGCTTGGCGGCCTTGGCCTTCTGCGCCCAATGCATGCGAGCATTGGGCGAGAGGCGTTTGTCCGGCCAAGGTAGGGTTATGCAACTAATGTCGGTGGGGGTCATTACTCCAGTTCCAAAAGCACCATAGCCGCTTGGATTTGTTCTCTAGCCTTGTTGATTTCACGACTTCTTGGGTCGAGGAGTTCGGGGTCACTCTCTATTCCTGCATCAATGCATAGCTGTTGTTCTCTTAAGACAAATTCCTCATAACGAGATAGGGCTAGCTTTGCCTCGTCTACTTTGGCGTTAGCCATTGAGTAGGTCATTGTTGTGTCTGATAGGCACTTATACCGTTGTGCGTATTCAAGTGCCTCTCCTGTGAGTTCTAGCGGTGAGGGTTCCATTGTATTTGTTCCATTGTATTTGTTCCTTTCGTTTTGGGTTTAAGTTACGGGTTGCTGTCAGAAGTTGATAAGGGTGTGGGCTTCGTCGAACATGCGGCGGGTGAACCAATCGCCATGTCCCTCTTGGAGCTTATCTAGAGTAGCTTTCCACCATTGGCGGGGC